GTCCAAAGGTTAATTCCGCGGTTAGCCCATTCCATGGTTAACAGATTGAGACTTCTGCGCGCCGTACGGAAATCATATCCCGTACGAAGTTCTTGTCCGCAACGCTCAAACGCCTCTTCAATGAGGTCGTTTACATCTAAATTAAAAGTACTTGTACCTGTCGTTGCCATTAGCTAACCTTTCGATACGGTTTTACTTTTGCTTTTACTTTTGCTGGCTGTGGCACGAACTGCTTTCCCTGTGCTTTTCCCGCTCGTTTTGCTCGTGTTGTTGCTGCGTACTCCTGTGGGCTTAGCGACTGGATTGCTTTTTTTGGCAGGTACCGTTCGCCGGTTTCGGACGACTTTTTCCCTGACTTGGTTGTCCACTTCTGGTCTCCCCAAGCCTTTAAAGAACGCTGCGATTTTGCTAAACCACTCATTTATACCCACCACCAGCTGCCTTATATTTTTTAGCTACCAATTGGGCTTTACGAGCCGACCACTGACCTGCGCCAGTACCATGAGTTGCTGCCGCCTTAACCTGAGAAACAATGCGTTTACGCAGCTCTGGCTTAGTATAGTTCCCCGCAGCATTGACCTTACCACCCTCTTTATATTGGGTAAAGTCAGTGTTATCGCGGCGGGCTTTCTTAACGCCCTTACCCATCTTAGAAGGGTTTATGGCTCCCATACCGCGGCTAGGTCTCATACCATCCGTCCTTTAGTTTTGCCTTTAATGGCGCATCCATCAGCACGTTTAGAGGCAGAAGATACAGAGCCGCCTTTTTTAAATGGCAGTACACGTTTAATCTTTTCCTTGACCTTACGGGCTTTCTCAATCATGCGCTCATCTTTTGCCTCACGCTCTCGCTGGGCGTCCGATTGCTCACGCTCGTAGTTATCAAAACCCTGTTGATTCTTACGGGTTTGAGAATCTACAACATTGCCTTCTTCGTCTTGCATTGGCTTAGGATTCATGATTAGCAGTATTTCTTTTTAGATGAACCACCAGCTGCCATTTTAATCATGGTGCCTTTAGATTTGCCTTTAATAGCAATTCCGTTGGCTTTAGATAATTGACCAGCTTTACCGCCAGCAGCCATTTTGTGCATACGCTTCTCATGGCCTTTAACAGCCTCGCCAGCAACTTTTTTCATCATTGGCTTGTCTTTAGCTATGTCTGAGTGAGCTTTACCGCCCATGGCCATCTTGCCTACGCCATCCGCAGCAAACGCTGGAACTTTTTTGCCGTCTTTCATAACCATTGGCATACCGCCTTCTGCCATCTTCATAGGCTTCTTTTTAGCCATCATAGCCATCATGCCTGGATTCATCTTTTTCATATCTTTTTCCTTTTCATTAGTTAAAGTGCCGCCGTCTTTAAAACCGTATTTTTTTAACGATACATTAGGCATCTGTAGCATCCCAGCACGAGGTCTTGGATTAGCAATTTTTGCCTTAACTGGATTCGTTGTACCACCTTTACGAAACTCTTTACCCTTATCTGCCTCTAAAAAATCTTTTCCAACAGACTGTGGAATGCCGGTCTTTTTTGCAAACTTAGGATTGTTTGCTACCGCCGCCATTAAGTTATGTTGTTTTTTAGATACACTTGGCATAATTTATCTTTGTAATTGATCTAGTTTTTCTTCTAGTCTATTAAACCTTGAATCTACGTGATTTAAAAGCCTTTCCATATCTTCTCTTACTTCAGAACGGGTAATGTGATCCCTAGCCACTTCCTCACGGGTTTTGTTTAAAAGAATGCCGAGGCGATTAACTTCCTCGAACTTGTCTTTAAGCACAAATCCCATGAGTCCTACTATCGCAGTAAGAACTACGTTCCATATAAGCATTTCCATTTAGCATTTCCATCGCTTTAATGAAGCAGCCTTACGTGTAGGGCGGCCTTTTTCATCTTTCATTGGTCCTGGCATACCCGACATACGGGCACAGAACGACTTCTTACGAGCGCCACCTTCAGGCTGTGGAGCCTTTAGATTCGAGCCAGTAGCCGCATTATACTTAGCACGGCCTTTGGCGGTAAGCCCAGCGCCCTTAGACGCAGGCAACTTTTCACCACGGCCAATCGCAAGAGAGACGCCTTTCTTTTTAGCCATAAAATGTTGTAACTGAAGCGTTAGCTGGAAGCACAATATACACACCGTCATTAAAACGAATACCTTCACCCGGTATTAGTGTAGAAATAACAGCCGTATTTAAAGTGATGTTTAGCGTTAAGCGTTCTGTTCCAGTAGCGGAATTAGCAGCCGTGTCCCAAAACTGAACTTCACCTGCAGTACCGCCAGGTGCTAGTTGATAGGCTTTTACACGAACAGGCCCAATAATAGCTTGCAGATTTGCATCCGCATGAACCATTTTTACGTCATATTGCATACCCATAATTAATCTCCAATAAGGTTAAACAGGGGGCAAGCCCCCTAGATTAATTAGACGTTTTCTTCGCCATCGTCAGCTACGAAATAAACAATGCTACCCGTAACCGCACCTGCGTTAGCACCAGCAGAACCTTGAGCAGAAGTAACAACAACTAAGTTAGTTGCGTTAGCAGCCAAACCTAAACTAGCGCCACCAGTTGCACTAGCAACGGTAAATACTGTACGAGCGGCTACGTTACCAGCGGCAACGAAACCTTGAGGAACGTTTGTTCCGAGGGTAGTTGTTTGTCCTGGACCAACGCCAATTAGTGGGGTAAACCCTATGTTAGCTGCGCAGTTACCGCCTGGGGCAACAGACACAATAACTTCAGTAACAACTGCACCAGCTGGAAGAATTAAAGCGGGAGCGTTAGTAGCCGAAGAAACGACTACGTTAGATGTAGCTGCAGTGTTTGCAATATAGAAAGGTGCTGCCATAACCATTGAGCCAGCTGCGGCTGTACGGGTTTGGTCGCCACCTGTTGAGCGCCATACGGCTGAGGTAGTTGCTAATGCCATAATAAATTGTCCTTCATACAAAGTTCAACCTATCAATCGTGTATGCGTCTGCTGGGGCAGTTTGATAGGCAGTTCACCCAGTTTCAGCAATCTTACTACATTTTTAACTTTGTGCAAGTGGTTTACACAAATAAAATGCCCCTCCGAAGAGGGGCGCCAAGTCACCGAAGTAACAAGGGGGGTAGTACTTAAGCGCCTGGGCTTGCGAACATTCCGAGTGGATCCGAGAATCCAAACGAATAACGCTCACGAGACTTGTAACGTACGTTACCAGTATCGAAGTCGCCGTCCATTGAGTTAGCCAAAGGAGTACGAATGAAGTGCTTCATACCATTTGGAACGTCAGTGGTCAGGAACCAAGCATTGGTGTCGGTCAGATAGTTATTAACTGTATAACCTTCTGGAATCGAACCGTTGTTCTTGATAGCGTTGATGTCGTTGTCGTTTGTACCAACACGCAATTCAGTTTCGAGCAAGCGAGTTGCAACGAACTGGAGTGCTGGTGGAACAATCAACTTCTTAGGCTTAGCAGCGATGAGCAAACCGCGCTCGTCTGTCCACTGGGCGATCTGAATAACGGCGGCTTCCAAAGAAGTCTCGTTTAAGTCAGCTGCAGTAGAAGGACGGTTGCTGTTGGTGCCACCGGAAACTAAAGGATGCTGAGTAGAGAACAGAGGTACGCCGTCACCACCGTTAAAGCCAGTAGTAAAGCCATTGTTCAATACAGCAGCAGCTTTAACCTGCTTGGTGTACGCCATAGCACGAGCCAATGACTTGGTATAACGACCGGATAGGCTGTCATACAAGTTATCTTCGATAGCTTCTTCAGTTAAGCTGAAGCCCAAAGCAATGGTTTCGTGGTTGTAGCGAGCTGTAAATGCCTCTTGTGCATTGTCATAAGCGATGGCTGAGCCTTCGTTTTTGACTGGTGCAGCGGAGAAGCCGGACAGCTTGGTTTCTTCTTCGAACGAACGCTCAGAGGTCTCAGTTTCGTAGATCTCTTTGTGTTGTTCACCGTATGTTGCATACTCCAAACCGAACAAAGCGTTTAAGCCTGGGAGCAACTCTTTCAGTAGTTGTGCGCGTGAAATAGCCATTTAATTAGCTCCTTAAGCGAAATCGTTGCCGGCAGCCAGCAAGATTTGTGGGTTGTTGAACTTCACAATAACTTCCGTGAAGGTGGTTGCATTGGTAGCTGTTGCTGGAACTACTGCAACAACGCGTACTGGCAATGCAGCAGCATTACCCGCACCAGATGCTGGAGCAGCTAAAGAAAC